ATACGGCGCGCCGGTGGCGGCATGGGCGCGCGAGGAAGTCGTGACGCCTGGCGGCTTCGTCATGGAGGCCGACGCCTGGCAGGATGTAGCATGGGCGCTCAGGCGCAAACTGGCAGCGGAGATTTCGCAGCGATGAAGGCCGTGGTTGAATTCGTCCGCGCGAGGCTCGCGGAGCCTGGCACCTTGCGCAGCCTGGCGGTTGTCCTGTTTGCTGTGAGCGGCGCCGGGAACAGCCAGGAAGCATGGGAAGCGGGAATATATGTCGTGATCGCCATGCTAGGCGCCTACTCGGCCGCGAAGCCCGAGAGCAAATGATCCCCGCGCGCGTGACAGTATGGCTCGCAGCGGCGGGGGCGATGCTGGCGGCCATCGGCGCCGTCTTTCTGCGCGGCCAGAAGGCGGGGCGGGACGCGGCGGCGGCGGATGCGGCGAAGGCTCACCAGAAGGCGGAGGACCGAGGCAATGCGGCGGCTGCTGATGCTCAGCGCGATGGCGCTGCTGGCCGGATGCGAGACGGTCGCTTCTAGGCCATGCCCGCGCGTGACGGAATTCCCGCGCGACCTTCAGATGCAGGCGGCGGACGAGCTGGCGACGGCGCCGGCGCTGCGGCGGATGATGGACGCGATGGCGGGCGACCGGGCGTTCAATCGGGCTGTGTGCGCGCGATGAGCCTCGAAATGCTTCGCACGATGTTCGCGCGGCCGCATCCGGTCACGGCGCCCGCGCCTCACGCTTCGTTGCCCGACGTGCTGCGCGCCGCCGGCTTCGTTGCTTTCGAACGATGGGCGCGGCACCTAGCCGCCCCGTGCGAGCGGTTTGCCATCCGTCCCGGCGTGCGGCTGGCCGCCTTCGCCGCGACCATCGCACACGAAAGCGCGGACGGGACAATCCTGACTGAAAATCTCAACTATAGCGTTGCCGGGCTGCAAACGACCTGGCGGGCGCGCTTTCCGCGCGATGTGGCCGAAAGGCTCGGCCGCGATGACGGGCGCGCGGCGCAGCAGGCCGCCATCGCCAATCGCGCCTACGCCTCGCGTCTGGGGAACGGCGCCGAGGCATCCGGCGACGGGTGGCGATATCGCGGGCGGGGGTTAATCCAGCTTACCGGCCGGGACGCCTACGCCCGCGCTGGCGCCGCGCTGCTTCTCCCTTTGGAGGAAACGCCCGACCTTGCCGCCGACGAGCGGCACGCGGCGATGATCGCGGCATGGACTTGGGCGGTATGGAAAGGCTGCAACGCGCTGGCCGACGCTGGCGACGTGGCCGCGTGGCGCAAGGCCATCAACGGCGGGCACAACGGCCTGGCCGACGTGCGAAAGCGGTATGCCGCCGCGCTGGCGGCGTGAACCTGTAAGCAACCCTTACAGGTTCACGCTATCGCCCTGCGATAGTATCTCAGGCTGCGAACAGATCCGACGCGCCGCGCTCGGCCGCGTCGAGGTTCTTGCACGCCTGGCGCCAGTAGGAATCCTTCAATTCCACGCCGATAAACTTCCGGCGGTGCTTCAGCGCGCAATGCCCCTCGGACCCGATGCCCATGAACGGGCTAAGCACCACATCGCCGGGGTTGCTCCATAGGAGCAGCGCCCGCTCGATCACGTCGAGTTGCAAAGGGCAGAGGTGCTTTTCGTCCGCTTGCTCGCGGGCAGCCTTGACGTTGAGGACGTTCGTCTGGTTGACGGTCATCCAAACGGGCGAAGCCCATTCCTGCCACATCGGCAACGGGATCGTGTGCGCGCCGATGGTGCGCCGCGCCTCGCGGCCAAGCCTGCGCGCAGTCTCTTCGCCCATGTCGTGCGGGATTGGTTCCGGGTTTTCGCCAGGCTTGGAGAAAACCACGAGATAGTCCGGCAGCCCGACCCGCGACGCCGCGCTGTCTTTGACCAGTTGCCCATAGACGAGCCCCTTGGCATTGGTCCGCGTCATCTCAACAACGGGGTCTTTCCAGATCGTGACGCGGGAATGGTATATCCATCCCGCGTCTTCGTGGGTCTTGATGATCTGCCCGGGGAAGTCCTTCAGTCCAATGTAACCGTCCTTCCACTTCCGCGTCGGCAGGTCAATGCAGTGAACGGCGCTCAGCCGCCCCGGCTTGGTGGCGCGGAATTTCTCCCGCACCATGTAGGCGTAGTGCCGTTCGAACTCGTCGTCCGAGGACGAATTCCCCATGTCGGCCTCGCTATCCGAATAGACGAACAAGTCCCTAAACGGCGGCGAGTAGACGCTGAACCCGACGCTCTCGCTCGGCATCTGGCGCAGCACGTCCACGCAATCGCCATGGATCGCCTGCCAGGTCTCGCCGCGCGCGCTGTTCAAGCTGCTGAAATCCATGATGCAAACTCCCCCTTGTGGTTTGGCTGATACGGAACGCGCACGCCTGCCTCGGCCGCCATCGCGCGGCGCATTGCCTCGGACATGGCGCGCTTCATGCGCGTGTGATCGGTTGACTTGCGCTCAATCACGCGGCCGATCTGGTCCTCTCCCTCCGCCACGATCAGATGGCAGTCCACCGGCTTGTTTTGGCCGAACCGCCAGCAGCGCCGCACGGCCTGATACCATGCCTCATACGAGAACGACCGGCCAGCAAAAATCATCGCCGCGCAGTGCTGCCAGTTCATCCCGAACCCAGCGACGGACGGCTTCGTAATCAGAACACGCGCGCGACCTTCCGAAAACGCGGCAAGCGTTTCCTCCTTACGCTCGGCCGTGTGCGAGCCGCGCACCTCGGCCGCCTCCGGGATGGCCGCCTTGAGCGCGTCGGCTTCATAGTCCGTATCGCACCACAGCAGGCATGGCTCGCCTGCCGGCACCAGCGCCGCGCACGCGGCGGCGCGAGCCTCCGCAGTCTGGCGCTTCACGTCGTGCAGCGTGGTTGCGGAAACCTCCATGGCGAACAGCGCGCCCGCAGGCGCCCGCACGTCGCCGGCCGCGCGGTGCCTATGCACGCGCAATTCCGGCAGCACGTAAGCCGATGCGTCATACCCGAGATCGGCAGGCGTCTCGGCCATCCTCGCCCATGACGCCATCCAATCCCAGAACGCTTGTTCCGCATGTCGCTTGATCCGCCACTGTTGCGACGCCTGCGCCGTGTCGTTGATGAAAAACCGCGAAAGCATCTCGTTGCTGTCCATGACGGACAGGAACTCGGAATGCGTCCCGATCTCCATGAAGTCGTTAGGCGCAGGCGTGGCCGTCGCTGCCAGGCGGAAGCGGTGCCCGGCGAAAGCGCCGATCAGCGCGCGCGTTGTCTTCCCCGAGAACGACTTGAGGATAGAGCTTTCGTCAAGCGCGACCGCGCCGAAAGCGTCCGGGTCAAGCCGGTCAAGGCGGTCATAGTTGCACACGTTGATGCCAGGCCGCGCGTCCGACTGCTCCCGGATCTGATTGACCTCAAAGCCCCACTTGGGGCCTTCCGCGCGGGCGATCTGCGACGCGACCGCCAGCGGCGCGAGGATCAGCGCGTAGCCGTTCGTCGCGGCAGCGGCGTGCTTGCACCATTCCAGCTCGCAGAGCGTCTTGCCGAGGCCCGTATCGAGGAACAGGCCGAAGCGGCCCTGCCGCAGCCCGAACGCGACGCAATCGCGCTGGTGCGGCTTCATGCCGGGGTGCAGCGTCGGCACAACGTCAAGGCCGGTGGCGAGCGCCACGGGGCGCTTGGATGCCAGGAACGATTGATAATCTGTCATCGCACGTTTTCCCTCCACACGCGCAGCCTAATGCGCTTACGCTTTTCCATCGCGAGACGGAATTGCCGGCGCTGGCGCATGACGGGCGCGCCGCGCTGGACGGCATCCATGCTCGCCAGCACGTCCGAGAATACGCGCAACCGGGTGCCGATGGGAATACGCACGCCTGGAATAATTTTCCATTGGTCAGGCATCGGCGGGCGCCCCATCGGGCGGGACATTTACGCCAAGCCCCCGCAATTCCTCGACGCGTTGCGCGATTTCCCCATGAAGAAGCGCGCGCACCGCGCCAGGCGCAAGGCACGGCACCTTGACCCAGCCGATGCCGTGTATCTCTAACTCAATGCCCCGCGCCTTCTTAAGTTTTTCGGCCGCCAATTGCAGCAACTCAAGCCGATCCAGCGCCGCATTGGCTTGCTTGACGCGGGCAGGCTTCCATAGGTCACTCATCCGCCGCCCCCTCTGCCATCGCCCGCAGGGCTGCGGCGGTCATCGCACGCGCCAGGACGCCGCTCTCCCGCGTGCCGTGTGCTACGCTGAAGGCGTATCGCACAGGATCGGTGCTGAGCAGCAGCACGGCTCCAGGCAGCCCATCTGCAACCATGTCGCCCCATGCAACTACATGCCACTTGGACGCCAGCGACAGGGCGGCGTCATGGCTGCGGGTGTATCGCTGTGCGTCGCCGGTAAACAGTGCATCAGGCCACCCGCGCGCATCTTCTATCATAACATCAAGCGCGCGCTTCGGCCCGGTCGCCGCCTCAACGCGGGCCGCTAGGGCGAGAAGTTCGGCGCGGGTCATGGCTTGATCTCCTCCATGCGGGCGCGGATGGCGGCGACGGCTTCTTCCTCCGTCATGTCCTGGACTTCGGTGTGCGTGATGGTCGTGCCCTCAGTGTGTGCGACTTCTTTGCCGCTCAGGATAATCCTGATCGCCTCCTCCATCCCTTCGCGCTGGGCGGCGGCGACTTCGGCCTCGGTGTAAAGCGCCGTGTCGTAGGTCCAATAGCGCGCCAGGCTTTCTGGCATGATACTAGGGCCTTGACCGAGGCGCCAGCCACATTGGCGAGCGACCCACTCCACGAACCACACGATTTCGGGCTGCGCGCGTGAACGCAGCGCATGGTGCCCACTCCGCTCTGGGTGCTTCGGATAGCCGGGCTTGCTGGCGTCGGGCCAGCCGTTCTGGTCAGTCATGGCGCGAAGCCTCCACGAATTCGCCTAGATTGTTGAGCTTATATGCGACGTTGGGCTTGATGCCGTTCTCGCCGACGTAGCCGACCACGAGCCTGCGGCGACCGCCGGCGTAGCGCCAGATGACAATGATGCCGCCGTCGCCCGACGCGGCCGTGCCGCCCTCGCCCGACGTGGACGTGCCGCGATAGCCCGCCGTGGACCTGCCGTAGTCGCCCGACGTGGCCGTGCCGCCGAAGCCCGCCGTGGCGGTATACCCGACAATGGCGCGTGCCTCCGGGTGCAAGCTGGCGATCAGAGCGGCCGCGCTGTGACGGTCGCCGACGTGGACAACCTCGCCACGCGGGAACTTCACCTTGTCACCCAGGTCACGCACATCGGCCGCTCGCACGCGGACCACCAGCCAACGTGCAACGCTGTTCCAATTCAGCAAGCCGCCGTCGCCTTCGCCGCGTAGAAGGCCGTGCAGGCCGCCGCCGCACTCGCCATCGTCGCTCCAGTCCGGCGCTTCCACCGGGCCGGCTTCCGGCCAGCGAAACCCGCCGTGGCTGGTCATATTGGCCGCGCAGGTGCGCAGCACATGGACGTAGTCAGTCATCAGATCCCAAGCCCCACCATGAGAAGCGCGAACCCGGCGAACGCGCAAAGCACGCTCGCCAGGGCCAGGATATCCTCGATCACGGCGCGCACGGCGGCGCCCCGTTCGCAGCGCGGCGCTTGGCGTGACGCTCGGCCAGAATCGCGCGCCGCCTGGCGGCGTGTTCCGGCTTCATGAACCAGCGCGGAACGGCGCGTGGATCGCCAATAACCCGCGCATACTTGACGACGTTCTTGACGTGCGCCGTCGTGCAGCCGACGCGATTGGCGATGGACGGCGCCGGACGTTCGTCTGCCCACATATTCAGGATCGCATCCGTCATCGGGCTGCGCGGGCGCGGCTTGCGCTCCTTGCGCGGCTTCTCGGCCTTCGCGGCGTCGGGCGCCGCGCCGATGATGCCCAGCAGGCGCGCCACCTTCTCGGCAATGTCCTCGACGGGCGTCCCGTTCGCAAGCAGGCCCTGCACCAGCTGCGCCCGCAGTTCCTTGTCATCCATGGTCCGTGTTTCCTTCGCACGTTGCAACGCCGGCCGCCTTGGCCGCGTTCTGCAATTCCTCGTCCTTCTTCGCCGGCGTCACGACCCGCGCCAGGGCGGCGGCAAGCCGCGCCTCGCCGGCTTCGCGCGCCATGCGTTGCATGTCCGCGAGCGTCATCATGCCTTCATCCCCCGCACGATCATCGCCGCGTCGTGAAGCAGCGCGGCAACGCGCTTCAACGGCGCGGCGGCGTCCGCTTCCCAATGCGCCGCCGTCTGATCGAGCTTCGTTGCCATTTCGTCCGCGAGGCGGTAACACTCGCTCGCGCGGAACGCGGCAACCTGGCGCCAGTATGCGATGTCATCGGCGCTGGTAGCGTCCGGGAAAAGCGTCTGCGGCGCGTGTCCGTAGGTCACTTGCTTGCCTCCACGAATTCGCCCGCGTCGTTAAGCTTGTATGCGACGTAGGGCTTGATGTTGTTCTCGCCGACGTAGCCGACCACGAGCCTGCGGCGACGACCGTCGTAGCGCCAGATGGCAATGGTGCCGTAGTCGCCCGACGTGGACGTGCCGCCCTCGCCCGACGTGGACGTGCCGTAGTCGCCCGACGTGGACGTGCCGCCCTCGCCCGACGTGGACGTGCCGCGATCGCCCGACGTGGACGTGCCGCGATAGCCCGACGTGGACGTGCCGCGATCGCCCGACGTGGACGTGCCGCGATAGCCCGACGTGGACGTGCCGCCCTCGCCCGACGTGGACGTGCCGTAGTCGCCCGACGTGGA